CATGGGGGGTGTTCAGGAGCACTGAGTGTTCGGCCTTAACCTAATTCTGGAGATATATTATGCCTGATATTAAAACTATCGACATACTGGTGCGTTGTACAGTATCTGATAACCAAGTTAATCCCGTATGTAAGATTATTGGTATCGTACCAATTTTCGACATGTGGAATATTAACAAGTTAGAAGATACTAACGCAATATATTTATCCGGAAAGAATGTTAAAGCCTTACAAGTGATGGTTGACGAAGGTCTTCCATCTTAGTACTCTTACTCACGTTCGCGTGAGGACGTTCCTGCCGGTCTGGCGCCCCGAGTTTAATCTTGGAGTCTGATGTGAGTTGTAATATTAATGTAAGTGAGGCGTATTATACGTCTTATCCTACAGGTAATTTACTGACGGGCACGTTTGCGCATCGTAAAATTTGTAAGTCAACACCTAACTTTCAGCAATTAATTGCAGAAGGGAAGCCGTTGCCTGACAACGATTACACGCACAATCTTGCACGCCAAAGTTTCACACCAGGCTATGCGACACAGTACAGCTGGTATACTGGATTTTCGGGTTACTCCGTCGAAGACGGATTCACCGCAGCTCGCTCTAAAGCTATTGCCAATTTTTATGACAATGCTTCAGAATTCGAGTCGAATGTCCTAGTAACATTAGCTGAACTTCCAAAGACTGTTGGTCTAATCGGAGGCACTGCCGTTCGATTAGGAGAAGGTTTTAATGCTCTCAAGCGTGGAAACGTTCGAGGTGCATTAGGTGCTTTAGGAATTTCAAATCCTGGGCACGCAAAAAGCCTGTCTAAGTCTTGGAAATCTAGATCGGGATCTGCTATCCAGTTTGCTGCTAACTCTTGGTTAGAATTGCAATATGGATGGAAGCCTTTATTATCAGAAATTGATAATGCGGCTCAAGATCTTGCTTCTAGATGGGAACAGGACCCAGCCGATGTAATGGTTCGTGGAACCGGAAAAGTTTTTCGGTATCCTACGTTTCATAACATGACTGATTATATCCCTCAGGGACATGCAGAATTCAGGGTTGGGATCCAAGCTTTTTATCAAGTAATTGATGAAAATCTCAGAAACCTCGCTGGCCTCGGCATAACTAATCCACTCGAACCTGCATGGGAGCTTCTCCCATACAGTTTTGTTGTTGATTGGTTTGTACCTGTTGGATCTTTCTTAAAATCTTTACGATCGTTATCTGGGATGAAATTCATCCGTGGTAGCGAATCATATCGACAGAAAGTCAATGTCAAAGCGGTTGGAACCCGCAATGGCCTTGGCTATCTTTCACCCGCAGCGCAGATGTCTGCGTTCCGGAATGATTTTGAAAGAAAGAAGATCACTGTAAACCCTAGTCGCACCGAGATACTCCGACCGCGTGGTTTTGACGACGCGATTGGAATTACTCGTGCTTTAAATGGAATTGCGCTGATGGCCAAAGCTTTTGGCCGTTAAACTGTCTGGAAGAACCAGATCCAATTCTTTTCATTAACTTCCTTTTAAGGAGAAATGCTATGGCAGCAGCTGCCAATATAGTGCTCAACGATGGGCAAGCCACCCCCGTTGCGCATACATTCGAGCCAGTACGAGTTGCACCTGACTTAGTTACTTACCACGATAAAGTGGATGGTATCGTAGCCGGGTATCGCTCAATAACACTGGGACGTCGTCTTCCTTCTGCACAGAATGGAAACGGCAAAAGCAGCGGACGAATCCGGATGCCGATTTTGGAAACTGCGGCAACAGCGGCGAGTGGTTTTACACCAGGACCTACTGTTGCATATTCTTTGGCGTGCAATATTGACTCCATCATCCCTGATCGAGCCACCTTGGACGAGCGAAAAGATTTGTATGCATATGCAACAAACCTTCTAGCTGAAGCCGTCTTTGGTGATTTGATGAAAGATGGAATTCTTCCAACCTAATAGTGGGTTAAACCACTAAGGAGGTACGTATGGACGCTTCTTTACTTAGAAGAGTACATATGACGCAATATCGCGATCTTCGCAACATCTTATCTCAGCGCGGTTTATCTTCTGATTTACCGACTGAGGAGGAAGTTGAAAAGCTTTCAGAATCTGATTTATTAACACTAATCAGGGTCTGTCGTGATACGGCTCGTACACCCGAAAGATAGGAGATTTCAAATGGAATCAATTCTTGCTGATAACTACGCTATATCCCCTGAAGAAGAGTTAATCCTCTACGAAGAGATATGTGAAGTTATCCTAGAGTTTCTACATATTATATTAGACACTCTAGAGCTAGCCGTGCTTTTCTTTTAGAAAAGCATTTATTTAATTTTTAATTAAATAAGGAGAATAACTGATGAATCAACACATCAAAACGAGTGTTGAGGGAAGCTTTAGGCGACCCATCAGCGGAGTTTCTTTTAAGGACCTCGTTGGCGTATCACGAGCTTACTTTGAAGATGTTAATACTCCAACGTCTTTAGCATTATATTTGATGCTGAAGTACAAAGAGTATGAACAATACTTATCTTATGAAATTGACCCATCAAATTATACTGATGCGGCTAAATTTCGTTATGATTATCAATGTGTTAAGATGTTTTCAAAATATGAAAACTTTCCTAGCAACATTGATACAAAGCAAGTTGCTATACGCAAATTCATCGAGTGCGAAGAAAAGTGTCGATCTATCAATAGGAGGTTATCGCATATAGGGCTCTCTGCTCTTATTAATGAGCGGAGCGCACAAGGCGAGATAATTCATCTTGCCAAGCGTAAAATAGCTTCTATATTAGGTAACCCACCTGAATGGTGTGATCTTCCCTTTTCATTCGGTCCGGGTTTGAATGTTGGCTTATCAAATAACAAAACTTCTGTTGTTGATAAGTTGACTGCTAAACCCACTATAACCGAAAACTTGCTTACGTACATCGTTGAGAAGGGTTATCTCGCGACACACCCATCCTGGAATTCATTGCAATTAAGCAGTGATATTCCATCCAAACCATTTTCATTATTACCGAGTAATTATGAAGTGGTGGATGGCAGTAAGCTTGCTTTCGTTCCTAAGACAGCAAAAACCGATCGTCCAATTTGTATAGAGCCGTTATATAACAGCTATATTCAGAAAGGAATAGGGACTTATCTTCGAAACCGGCTCGGAAGAGCGGGTTGCAACTTGAGAGATCAAGGTCGCAACCAGGTTTTAGCCTGTGAAGGTTCGTTATCTAACGAACTAGCGACTGTAGATATGTCAAGTGCGAGTGACACTATTTCGTATAATGTCATTCTCGAATTGTTAAGTCCTGATTGGTTTGAACTGCTGGATGCTGCGCGTTCTCAATATTTTACATATGAAGGACGCCGTTATCCCTTGGAGAAGATATCTTCAATGGGTAACGCATTTACATTTGAGCTAGAAAGTTTAATATTTCTCGCTCTCGCCCGTGCTACTTGCGAAGTTCTTCGCATTCGCGCTGACAAAGTAAATGTGTACGGGGATGATGTTATCATACCCGTAGCAGCTTATGACTTATTTTCCGAGATATTAAATTGTCTCGGTTTTGAAGTCAACCAGGCTAAATCTTTTAAGCAAGGCCCTTTTCGAGAGTCTTGTGGTAAAGATTGGTTCCTAGGTAGTGAGGTACGACCATTATTTCTCAAATCATCTCCAACACCAGCAACAGTTATGTACTGGTGTAACCATATTCGAAGATGTGCAGGACCCTTTGTCGGGGACCCCACATATTTTCGATGGTGGAGCAGTTTGAAGCGCCTTGTTCCTAAAGCCTTTCATAAACTTGAAGGGCCGGATGGGCAGGGTGACGGTCATTTTATCATTCCGAAGCATGAATACACTGGAAACAGGTATCATGATAGGAGAGATAAAGGCTGGGAAGGTTGGGGGTTCTATACTATAGAATCTCGACCTATCCTCTTCCGTGCTAAAGGAGATGCTTCCTATGCGTTGGCTATGTACAATGCGGAACATCCCCCTGAGAAGCAGA